CGACGAACTGCTCCACCCCGTCTTCGACAAGAAGGCCATCGCCAATGCGCAGGTCATCACCAAGGGTCTGCCCGCATCGCCGGGAGCCGCTACGGGTCCGGTGGTGTTCTTCGCCGAGGACGCCGAGAAGATCCTCGCAGAGTCGGGCCAGAAAGCGATCCTCGTCCGCATCGAGACTTCGCCTGAGGACCTCAAGGGCATGCTTGACGCGGCAGGTATCCTGACCGCACGCGGCGGCATGACGTCGCACGCGGCCGTCGTCGCACGCGGCATGGGCAAATGCTGCGTATCGGGCGCCGGCGAGCTGGAGATCGACTATAAAACCCGCACGATCCGCGTGAACGGCTTCACCGTGAAGGAGGGCGACTGGATTTCGCTCAACGGTTCGACAGGCGAGGTGTACCTGGGGCAGGTAGCGACACAGGCCGCCGATTTGAGCGGCGACTTCGGACAGCTCATGGAGCTGGCCCGCAAGTACTCGGTGCTGAAAGTACGCGCCAACGCCGACACGCCGAAAGATGCGGCGCAGGCCTTTATGTTCGGCGCCGAAGGTATCGGTCTCTGCCGCACGGAACACATGTTCTTCGAAGGCGACCGCATCAAGGCCGTACGCGAGATGATTCTCGCCGACGACGAAGCCGGCCGCCGCGTAGCACTCGCCAAGTTGCTGCCGATGCAGCGCAGCGACTTCGAGGGGCTGTTCAAGGCGATGCAGGGCCATCCCGTGACGGTCCGCCTGCTCGATCCCCCCTTGCATGAATTCGTCCCCCACTTCGAGAAGGAACAGCGCGAACTGGCCAAGGACATGAACGTTCCCTACGAAAAGATCGCGGCCAAAGTGGAGTTGCTGGCAGAAGTCAATCCGATGCTGGGCCATCGCGGCTGCCGCCTGGGCAACACCTATCCCGAAATTACCGAGATGCAGACCCGGGCCATCATCGAGGCGGCTATGAACGTAAAGAAAACGGGCATTCCCGTACACGTGGAGATCATGGTGCCGCTGGTGGGCAACCACAAGGAGCTGCGTTACCAGAAGAACATCATCGACCAGACGGCCGAGAAGGTCTTCTCCGAACGTAACGACCGCCTGGAATACATGGTCGGCACGATGATCGAAGTTCCGCGTGCGGCAGTCACCGCCCACCAGATCGCCGAAGTCGCCGAATTCTTCTCGTTCGGCACCAACGACCTGACGCAGATGACGCTCGGCTTCTCGCGCGACGACATCGCCAAGTTCCTGCCGATCTACCTGGAGAAAGGCATTCTGAAGAACGACCCGTTCCAGATCCTCGACCGCAACGGCGTGGGACAGTTGATCCGCGAGGCGGTATTCAAAGGCCGCGGCACACGCGAAAACCTCAAATGCGGCATCTGCGGCGAACACGGAGGCGAACCTTCGTCGGTGGAGTTCTGCCACTTCGCAGGTCTGAACTACGTGAGCTGCTCTCCGTTCCGCGTGCCCATCGCACGCCTGGCGGCAGCGCATGCGGCTCTCAAAGAGGCATAAAACGATATACATGCGACGAAATCCTCCCGAACCGATCGGTTCGGGAGGATTTTTATAACCACGACCGGCAACTCCTATTCAGCGAATTGCTGCGCCACCGCCGCATCGTAGTCGGCATTGGTAAAAGTATAGGTCCAACGGGTTCTGACCGCGTGAGATGCCGTTACCTCCTCCTCATAATTCCAATCAATGGTAGGGTCCTGCCTCGAATAATAATCGGAATCGCGCGGCGGCTGATACCCCTTGATATAAATCGCTTTAGTCCCATCCTCAAAGACAACTTCCACATACCGGATATAGCTCGACGGAGGTGGACAGTATGCTATTGCCCCATCCACCCTTTCGCTCTCAAAAGTACAACGGCTATCTATAAAAAGCAAATCGAAGTATAATAACTGATATTCAGATTGTTATTCATCATGTCGGTATTGAAATATCGAGAGAATGTGAATCTTTCTGCATAAATAACCGAGAGTTGCGTTTCCAAATCATTACCTTGTTTTGGGATGCCTGCGGTTACATACAACGGTTATTTACAGTCTATTACGCTTATATTCATCTTGTCGGACGACTCTGCCGAAATTATTTTTGTCCACCTTAAAAAAGCAGAGTTTATGCGCAGTACTTTCAAGGTCTTGTTCTACCTCAAACGAACAAAGAACACCTCGCGTGCAGTCTATCCGGTTATGGGCCGCATCACGATCAACGGCACGATTTCACAGTTCAGCGCCAAGATCAACGTTCCGGAACAACTGTGGGAGGTTAAAGGCGGCCGAGCCAAAGGCAAAAGCGTCGAGTCGGAACGCATCAACCGCCATCTGGACAATATCCGCATCCAGATCGGCAAACACTATCAGTCGATTTGCGATCACGATGCCTACGTCACGGCTGAAAAGGTCAAGAATGCCTGGCTGGGTATGGGCGAACGATACCGGACTCTTGTGAATGTTTTCGAACATTACACGAATGATCTTTTCAAACGTATCGGCGTAGATCGCTCAGAAAGTACCTGGTGGCGCTATCGGGCGTCGCTCGGGCATCTCCGGGCCTTTCTGAAACACGAGTACAACCTCCACGATATTCCGCTGCTCGAATTGGAACAGTCGTTCATCGAGCAATACCACGTCTATTTGAAAACTGTCTGCCATTTGAAGGCGGGCAGCGCATGCCGCTACATAGATTGTTTGAATAACGTGGTGAAAATTTCGTTCAACAACGGTCTTATGCCGCGTAATCCGTTCGCTTTCTACAGTTATTCCGCTCCGAAGGAACCGAGAACTTTTCTCAGCGAGAAGGAGCTACGGCTTTTTCAGACGACACGATTGAAGAGTGCCAAACACGAATACCACCGCGACCTGTTTCTTTTTTCCTGTTTTACGGGAATCTGCTACAAAGACATGCGCTATCTGACCTGTGAACAAATCATACCGGACTCGGAGGGGCACCTGTGGATACACGGTAACCGCTGCAAGACGGGTGGAGAATATATGGTCAAATTTCTCCCTGCGGCTTTGCGTCTTCTGGAAAAATATCGCGGAACAGCTCCGTCACCGCTTGCATTCGACATGCCGAAACTTAGCAGTATCAATTGCTCCTTGCGTCGTATTACCAAACAGTGCGGTATCTCACGGCACATAACCTTTCACTGCGCACGTCATACGTTTGCCACGACACTCTGCCTTTCACAGGGTATTCCTTTGTCAACAGTTTCCAAGATGCTGGGACATAAACAGATCACCACGACACAGATCTATGCGCAGACTACACCGATAATGATCGAGGATGCGATCGATCGTGTCGAATCCCGGCTGGGCGGTAAATTCGCAGTATAGCGTAATCATGGATTAAATCATCCACTGCAAGGAAATTTCATGTAAGTAACAGTGTAAGTTACAAAGAATATCGGTCGGGAGTTGTCACCTTTGCACCGTAACCAACTATCTCGATTATGGATAAAGACGACAAACTCCGCCTTGCGGAAATTCATGCAATGGTCAAGACGCTTTCCGTGGACCTTCAATTTTTGAGACGCCATCGCAACGTGCTTTTCGGGACACCGGTTCTGGAGTTCAACGAGGTTTGCTCGGTGCTTCACCTGAGTGCCCGTCAGGTGCAGCGCCTTCGTGAGCGCAAAGAACTCGTCGGGTTCAACGTGGGGCGCCGGCGCTTGTACTTTCAGACGGAGATCTATGACTACCTCTCCCGTTTGGAGAGAGAAAACCTCAAACATCCCGAACAGTCAATGGAACAGTGATTATGGATCGACCGAACAATCCCAGTGAAACGAAGTATCTGCTGATCGGGGAAGAGGAGTTCGAACGTCTTCTGCGCAGCTATTATATTCTCGGCAAGGGGCTTCTGGCTTTCGAATATCTCTGCGGTCACAGCGACCGTCCGATGTACCTGTCAGCCGAGGGCGTGTGCGAAGTGCTCGGCATTACGCGCGACGAGTTGGACGAGCACCGCCTGAAACGACAGATCAAGGCGAAAGTTTTCCAGCGGCAGATGATGTACAGCCTCTACGATCTGGTACTCCTCGCCGAACGTCTCGTGCGCCATAAGATCCGGTACAGGCTCTCGAAAGCGCCCCGCTTCGATGCGACGGGCCAACGCCTGTGATTCGCGTTGTATCTCAGCTTATCAAGACCGGTCGTTTGCGGCCGGTCTTTTTCTCCGATTTCGTAAAAGCGACGAAACGACAGCAGGAAGAAAGGAGGTATAGACAAATACCATATATCCGATCTACCGGCCCGCTTCGAGGGAAGCCTTTCGGAACTCTTTGAGCAGCGTCATCAACTCCAATGCGGCTTTACGAGCCCTCCGTCCGGCTGCCTTGTTGCCTTTGAATCACTGAAGATATGCATCCTTCTGAAAAGCTGCGATGCGATCGTTGATCTGTTCGAGTAATTTTTCCATATCGATTTTTATTTGGTCGTTATGAAACAAATATAGGCAAAATCGGCTGCTGTCGGACTCTTTGCCCGCTTTTTTATGCATGATACGGTATCGTCCCGGTCGGACGCGGGGCAAGTTAGCGGCAGGCTCACAGTCCCTTATCGCCTTTTCCGCGCACGATCTTCCCTTCTTCGAACGGTATCGCACGCGGAAAAGTCGCACGGGCCGCCTGCCGCAGTTTCCGCCCCGTCGTCCGACCATGCAGGACATTCGGTCTGGCGACACAATAAGAATATTCACCAAATTGTTTCGAACCATGAACATCTATCGGATTTCGGCGGAAGGCTACGCCATGTATCTCTTCCGCGTTGCGGCGCGTACACAAGCTGCCGCCTGTATGAAGCTCTCAGTGCTGCTCGGCATAGCGGCCGAGAACTGTCGCGTTATGAACTATAATACGAAAACTGACTACGGTTAACGATAATTAGCATAAATATGCAATTATCTCATTCACGGAAGCTCGTCGGGGCTGACTGCGTAGCCCCTTGCCGCATGGCGTTCCCTCCGCAGGAGCTATTATGGCTTTTCAGACTTGAATCCATCGACATATGGCTTTTCTTGAGAGACTACCGCAAAGGCTTGCCTTACGAGTTTGTTGGCGACTGCAACAACCGCCACTTTTCCCGGCTTGCCGTTAGAACGCAATCGGTCAAAACATTCCTTGCATTCGGCATTGCATCGCAGAGATGCCATGGCAGCTATATAAAGCTGACCACGTAAGGAAGAATCACCGTTGCGGTTGATGTGACCTTTGACATTGACTGACGTACCGGATTGTTGGTAAGTAGGAGATAAGCCCAAGTATCGGGTGAGTTGCTTGGCATTATCAAAGTACGTGAAGCCTCCCGTAGCCATTATCAAGGCTGCCGCCAGCGTGACACCGATACCTTTGATAGAGATGAGCAAGTCCATCTGTTTCTTGTACTCGCATTGTGCCAAAACCGCCAGTTCCTCCTCCAAGTTCTTGACTTGCTTTTCAAGGAAAGCGATTGTCTTTTCAATAGCTTTCTTGCACTTGGGGTCGAAGAAGGGAAGTGCTTCCATGGAACCTTTCAAGTTACGGGTGGCTATAAGTTGCTTCTTGAGTTGACGTATGACTGTCCGTTTCTGCTTCAAGGTGAGAATGGCATCGCTACGAAGCCTATAAGGGGCAGGCTGCATCTTCTCTCCGTAAAGAGCTATCAGACGTGCATCCGTTTCATCCGTCTTGGTGACGGAAAGCATCACACGGGCGAAATTCTTTATCTTGAGAGGATTCTCCAAACTGACAGTGATTCCCACTTGCGAAAGAAGATAGACGAGCAGGGAACTGTAATTGCCGGTTGCTTCCAGCACGCAATGATGCTCACTGGCTGACAAGGTTTGAATGAACTCATGAACGCCTTTGGTAGTGTTCTTGAATGTTTTGGTCTTGCTGCTCTTGGCAGAAGAATAAGCAACTACGAAAGTCGCCTTGCTGACATCAATTCCAACGTAGGTCATAGTCTTAATGATTTATTGAACGACAACATCTGTACATCGTGAGCCATCATTGCGAATACGGGGTCGAAAGCCCATTGAACTATCCGGTTTCTGATGTAAAAGTGTGGGGACGAAACATAACTCACGGCCTTTATGACCAAGGAAACATCGGTCTTATTCCACACTTTGATGTTGAAACTTTATGCAAATATATAACGATTAAAAATTATACAATGAAACAGACGGATGTAACGGTTACGTTCTACCTCAAAAAGAGCGAAATGAATGACGAGGGACATTGCCCGGTCATGGCGAAACTTGTTGTCGGCAAATTTTCAGAAGCGGCTTTTAGTGCGAAAATGTCCGTACCCGCTGCACTGTGGGCATCCGGACGTGCCACGGGTAAAAGTAACGCCGCGCGGGAAATCAACCGGCAACTGGACGATTTGCGAGCTTCAGCCATTTCCATTTATGACGAACTGTCAGCCACCCGTGAGAATGTAACGGCTGAAGAAATAAGGAATCTGTTGTTGGGGACAGCTTTCGGGCAGGAAACCCTGTTGGGTTATTTCCGGACGTTCATCGAACATTTCGAAAAACGTGTCGGCGTGAACCGGGAAAAGGGAACAGCGCAATCTTACCGCTATGCTTGTAACTGTGTGGCCGCTTTCATCCAGGAGAAATACAAGTTGTCGGATGTTCCTTTCACGGCCCTGAACCGTTCATTCATCGACAACTATGACCTCTACCTACGCACGGAGCGCCGCTTTGCCCTGGGAACTATCGT